ATGTGCTTTAAGACTTATATACTAAAAAGAGTTGTAAATAACAAACAACTAGAAATAACTCGAAGTTTTGAATTAGATAATCTCATTTGTACTGCAACAGAGATTTTGAAAGATGATGAGATTGATTTAATAATTATTGATGAAAAAAATAGTATTGTTTGGAGAAATGAAAAAAGCACTCCCCAGCAAGAGAATGCTTAGTTATAGCTATAGAAGTGTACTACGAATACACTTCTATTTTTTTATTATATCATAAATTATTCATAGTATTAAGTAAAAATAGAGCTAATACAATCAGTTTTAAAATAGCTTGAATAGCTTTCTTGAGTTATTTACCTTTGCATAAATTATTGAATATTTGAAATAAAAAAAGATAGGTTTACCCCTCATCTTCAATCAAATTAAAGTCTATATTTATAGTATATAATTCTTTACTTCTATCCATTTCAAATATTGATATTTCCATATCATATGATTTATTATAGGATTTATCATATATATTCTTACATTTAATATTAATTGTACCCGCCTTAATATTTTTCCTAATATATATACCATCTTCATTATTTTCTCTAAAATTATCTATAAGTTTACTAGATAATTCCCTAATATACATTTCAGTATATGCGTTTAAACCTATCTCAACTTCTTGTAAAGAAGAAATATATTCTTTCTCGACTTTAATATTTTCGTTTTCATCAAATTCATCAAAGAAATTATTACATACTTCTAAATCATCATCTGTTAAATATTCAGTTTTAACTATATTCAGAGGTTTTTCCCAAAATACTTCTATTTGTATTGCTGCTTCTTTCCCTACATTCACAAGTGTTAATTCTATAATATCTGAACATCTTGGCACTTCGCTTGATGTCTTAATTTCATTAAACATACAAGGACTACCATAAGTTTTATACAAATATGCATTTTTCTTAATAGGAATAACCTTAGGCTCTCTTTCCATAGATATACTTTCTTTTAATTCTTCATTATCTTTTTTAGCCATTTCTCTAGTTATCAATATAGCACCTAATGTTGCTAACCCTCCAAATATACCACCTAAAAAACTGCCCCAAAAACTTAACCACTCACCATCTGTTGAATTATGTGTTTTTATATCCCAATATAACACCCTATTTATTAACGATGGTAAGCCAATACATATAATAAGAATTGCTATTACACTTATAAATATGGTTAGTATCTTATGCTTTTCAATCCAACTTTTATTTTTATTGTTTATATTGCTCATTACTTTCCCTCCGTTCTATAATATATATTTTACCATTTTGTACAAAATGGTAAAATATATTATGGGATAAATATTATTTGGATATAAACTTTCCTTTTGTATTAAGATATTATCAATCTCTTATTTTATCTATAATATGTTATTTTTAAGCCTAAAAAAGAGATAACTATTTTAATCCTAGTTACCTCTTTTTATGTTATTTTGGCCATATAGATATACCTATTGTAATAGCCATTGTAGCAATTCCTATTATAGTAGTTATACATAATGCAATAATCCATTTATTAGTTGAATCAATTCTATCTTCTATACCTTTTATACTATTCTTTATTTCACTTACATCCTTTTCTGTCACCTTTTTATGTTCGTTTATAGCTTCTTTTAAATCGCTTTTTAACTCAATTCTTTCTCTAGCTAAATCATTTTTTAGTTCTATTCTATCTTTGTCTAAATCATTCTTGTATTCTTTAAAAATACCCTTTATGTCATTAAATTGCTTATCTATACTTTCTTTTACTTCCTTATTATTTTGATGTACTCTTTTTTCAGTCTCTAATATTCTTTTTTCAGTTTCTAGTATTCTTTTTTCTTCTTCATTCATATTACCTACCTCCTCTGAAGTAGTAGCTAAAAACCAATTATCTCCAATACATTTATTTTTCTCCATCAAAGTACTATTTAAAGTATTATAATAGTCTGTATATTTGTTGATTTTACTTTTATCCTTGTTGGAATTAAACTTTATTACTTTTTCTTTTTCTTTATTATATTCACCCTTCATAACTATTCTTCCTCTATCATAGACTCTAAATGTTCAATTATTGATTGTATTTCTGATTTAGATAGTTCTAATTCCAAAGATTTTTTATCATTTCTAAATAGTTTCAAAATAAAATCATTTTCTCTAGCCAAAGAAGATATAGAATATAAGCCAATTGGATTGATTCTCTGAATATATGAGTTATCTAATATATCATATGTACTATTTGAAAAAGTATACAAATCATTTTTAAAGTTTTGGCTTATATTTACATTTTCACCTTCATTATAAAAGTCTTTCAGTTTAATTCCATACTCACCTATAAATTCTGGGTCTTCTCCCAAAATTTCATTTGCTTTAGCTTTAAATTCATGAATACAATGTGGCCAAGTTGGCATCTGCATATATAAATTAAGTAATAGTATTGTCTTTTCAAATATTTTGTTATCCTTTTCGTATTTTTTTATACAGTTAGGAAAATACGCTACCAAATTAGTCCCATTTTCATAAGCCATCTTAACTCCCCCTAAAATAATATTATTTAATACTATTCTACATTATAATTACTTTCATTGCACTATTATTTTTTATTCCTCCTCCTACCACTTATTGATATATACTCAACTGCTCTTCATATACCTGATTTTTTAAAGTTTGTAGATGACTTATGGTTATATTTAATATATCATTTTTTATTTTATAAATTGTTGTGATACTGTCATAAAATTGTAGTCAAAATGTAAAATATATTAACTCTATTGATTTTATTTATTTATAAACTCCAGTGCTTTATAAAGTGTATCAAATCTATCATTACCCTTTATCATAGTGTATCTTTCTTTAGTCATAGAACTTATCTTTTCACATGCTCCACCACCAACGACATATAAATTTTCTGTCTGACCTGGTACGTAATCTTTTATATCACATATCAGTATTTTTCCATCATTATAGCCCCAACCAACTACAGTTGCAGGGATTTTGTCAACTTCTCCATCATAAACGATTGTATGTTTGTACATGATTTTTCCCTCACCATTCTCTTTATTATCTATTGTCTTATTTAAAATACCTTCTGCTATTAACTTAGCAACTATGTCTTTATGTCTAATATAATAATCTGTATCTGCTTTACTATCTACGAAACATACTTCAATTAATATTGCTGGTGCTTTTGTATGACTAAGCCAATAAAGACCCCTCACATCTGATTTTGCACCCCTATTTTTAAATACAGTTGATAATTTTGAATTAACTCTTTCGGCATATACCTTACCATTGTTAGTTTTGTATATTGTCTCTGTACCCATAGGATTTAGAGTTGTTTTATTTGCGTTGAAATGGATTTGTACTGCTAAGTCTACATTTTGCCTATTTGCAATTTTACATTGTTCTGCTAAGTAGTTATTAGATTTATCTACTTTTCCAGTATACACAATAGCTCCACCTTGTTTCAACCATTTAACAATTAAATCAGTTAAAATTCTATTTTCTTTTCCTTCGTCTATATAGCCAGTTGCTCCTGTTCCTTTTCCACTTAAAGTGTGTCCTGGTACTATTGCTATTTTCATTATTTATCACCATCCTTCAACTGTTTGTAAACTTGATTTGCCCCTATTGCAACTCCCCAACATAAAATTCCTTGTAAAATTGATGAAGGATTAAATCCTAACATCCATATTGAAAATCCAATTCCTATCACAAGCAATATGATTGGAATGTATTTATTATCTAACTGTTTGTATTTCTTAAATCCAAATCCTAACACATTAAGAGCAACTACTAATAAAAGCAGTTGCTCTGGTATAAAACTTATTAAATTATCCATATCTTAACCTCCTAATTAATTAAAATATTCCTTTCTGTATGGCAAATATAAAGAACCCTACTAAAGTTGTAATTATACCTCCTACAAGCCACTTGAGTACTCCTGTCAGATTTTTTATATCACTACATAGGTTTTGTATTTGTATAGCAAACTTTGCTTGCTCAATCTCGATTCTATCAATTTGTTTGCCGTGTTCTTTTACTCTTGTTTCAAGTGTACTTATTTTTTCTTTCACAAGTTCTTCATTCATGAAAACCTCCTATTGCTTTGTATTAAAAAAAGAACATTACCTATTTTGTAAGTTCTGCTCCTTCTACTACCTCACTATGTTCTATAATGTAGTTTTCAACTGCCATCCTGTACTCTGTGTTAGTAACATCATCAAGTTCAAATACTCTATTTTTTAGAGGATTTAATCCCTTATTTAATATTCTCTCTGCTAATATTCTTACTACAACATTATTTATATTCATTATAAAATTCCTCCTACTTTCTCATTTTCATTTAATAAAATTTGATTTTCTAACTCTTGTATTCTCTTTTCTTCATCTGAAATAAATGTTGGTATTTCCTCTAAAATTGGTTCTTTTGTTTCTATATTTATACCTATAATTCTATTTCTTGTATAGTCTATACTTCCATACGGAATATCAACAAAATGTAATTCCGTTATTTCATCATGTTCTAATATATCCCCTGTTGCTTCTCCAGTTTGGAGTAATATTTTCCCGGTTTGGTCACATATAATTCTATTTCCTCTTTCCATTTAAATTACCACCTTTCATATTATTCATAAGCATACCATGTAAAACTTTCTCCGACTTTACAACGGTATACTACGCTACTACTATCAGTGTATTCATCTCGATAAGTATATAAAGAAAATTCTTTGCTAGTAATAGTTTTTACAAACATAAAAGCACAAAAACGATATTCTCCACTACTCTTAGGAACACGACCAACAGAAGCAAGTTGATTTAAATTATTAATAGCATAAAAATTAACAGTATACCCATTTCCATAAAAACAAAGTTTTTCAACAATGACAAGACTAGGGATGAAATTTAAATTAATAGGAACAGTAAGACTCTTAGCATAATTTTCAGCACTTGAATACCTTGAATAAAAATTTTCATAATCACTTTGAGTAAAAGTGTAAGTACCCTTAGCCCATCTTTTACGTTGGCTTAACTGATTATTTAAATTAGTAATCTGATTTTGAAGTTGTTCAGCAGTAGCATCTGAACTATCAAAACCTGTTTTTATTTTCTCTGATAATTCAACTAATGTATTATTTAAATTTGCTTCTATATTTTTTAATGCTAAAGTGTTTATAATACTTGTTTTTCCAGTTTTAAATCCTGCATTAACTTCAATTAGTTTAGAAGATATGTCTTGCAGATTCACATCTTCGGGCAATGGCATTATATTCTTACTTATACTTAACACTTTTTCTGCTGTAGCATTATTACTGTCTGTAACAACTATCTTAAGTGTGTGTAGTGCATTATCTTCTAGTGTATAGTTAATTGTTTTCTCTGTTGTTAAATCTGTTGTTATAGTTTCTTTTAACACATCATCTATAAAATATTCTATTTTTGTAAGCAATGTAGGGTCTGTGTGGTCAGCTTTAAATGTAGCTGTAATGGAATTATAAGAAGATACTGTTAAAAATGGTAATGCTTGTAGTAATGTTATTTTAGCATAACCATAAGCACCAGCAGTATTTCCACCAGATTCCATAACAACATTATCAAAATAATATTCAGATGTTGGTGTGTAGCCAGTAGGCTTATAACTATCTTTAGTTAATACGTAGCCACTTCCACCTCCACCTGCTCCCGCACCATTCATTCCTGCACCACCAAACCAGCCACCTCCACCGCCTTCGCCAGTTGAATCTTTAGCAGAACACCCTTTTCCAAAACTTCCGTTTTCTGTGCTTACACGACCAATACCACCTTGATATTGAGTACCGCCGGGACGATGTCTGTCGTTAGCACTATACCCAGTACCTCCTGCTAATCCTCCTCCTGCACCACCAGTATAAGGATAATATGAACCTCCGCCACCACCTGCGACAATTATACGAGATAGCAAACCTTGCTCATTATCCCAAGCACCACCAACAAGTCTTATATCGGTAGCACCACCACCGTACATAGAATAATAAGTACCCATAATCTGTTGATTTAAATAACCTTTACCACCGCCATTAAAACCACTTTTAGTGTTATTACTCGTAGATGAAGAAGCAAAACCACTTTCGCCGACGTAAACATATAATGTAGTTTGTTTTTTTAATGTAATTTC